AGACAATGGCTCGAATTAGGCTTGCATCCACAACAACCCCCGAATGATGCTTTAGAGTGCGGCGGATGGCGGTGTGATTGTTCGTTGGAATTGACAGATGATAAGGCTGATGAATAAAACAGGACGCCCTACTTACCCTTACTTTGATCTAGGCGTTAGCCGCACTTTTCCGAGTAAGGTTTATGGACGTCCTCTGCAACCTCAATGAAGCACTTCAATCCTCTTTCATCGGGGATTTATGCAGTAACTATATGATAGCACTTTTGAGGCACTAAATGGCTAATGACTTTATCGCGCTTGACATAACCGGAGTTGAGGCAATCCAAAACAGATTGTCTAAATTACCACGCGCCGCGCAGGATGAAGGCGTTGAGGAAGCCGATAAATACATTGTGAATGTAATGCGAATGTATCCTCAAAAAGTTGCGCCAGGCACGCCGTTTATCTGGTCGTCGGATAAGCAAAGAAAATTTGTCATGGCGAAGTTAAGAGAGAATGGCTTTCAAGGACGCAACCAGAAATTAGCCAAAGGCTGGAAAACAGTAGGGCAGGGGTACAAACAGATTGTAGCGAACGAGACGCCTTATGCTGATTATGTTCAAGGCGAAAGCCAGATAGTAGGACATAAGGCGCGTGGTTGGAAAACGATTGAAGATAATCTCAAAGCCAAAGGCGCTGAGATACTACGTCATTTTGAGGCAGGCGTAAAACGAGCGATCAAGAAAGTTGGCTTGTAGTACTTAGGTAATAATCCTGAATTGCAGAGGTGAAAAGAAGTACGTAGAATGAAACTAACTAAATAGCAGAAGCACTAGAGACTCTTATTGAGTGGCGCTTTGCAAATAGATTGCCCGAATTTTCGGGTTCTATTGCAAGGCGCTATTTTATTTCCTGAGGTGGTTATGGCAGAAACAATCAAAAATTTATCAATCGAAGCAATGGCTGAAAACATCCGGCGCGCGCTCGATAAGGCGATATTTCCAGAAGGTCACGACGACCAAGCGATAGCCTCACCTAAATCTCATGGATGGATAAATGAGGTTTTTGATACTTTCGTGATTGTCTCTGAAGACAGTAAGTATTTCAAAATTGCCTATTCGTTCGATCAAAACGGTTCACTTGTTTTGGGTGAAAGAGTCGAAGTTGAAAAAGACTGGAAGCCAGTAAACGGTCAAAAGTCGCTTTACAAAATGGGCGCACGCAACAACGTAAGCGATAAGGAACGCATCAAGCAAATCCGTGAATCGGCAAAAACGATCCATGAATTGACGCTTGAAATGGAGCCGGATGAAGCGCCAGTAAAAGGCGATTTGAAGATTCCTGTAAACGAATATCACATTCACGGCGCGACCGTTATCAAGGCTTCGGCTGAAGAGTACACCCTGGATGTTCTGCTTGTACCCTTTGGCGGGCCTTTGAATGGCAAAGATACCGACGGTCAATACTTCGATGCCAAGACCAACACGCAACACGACATCTATAAAACCATACCTGCTTATTACTATCACGGCTACGACCCCAAAGGAAACCCACAAGGCGAGCCGGAAGTAATCGGCATGATGCACTATGACCATACCGACGAAAAAGGCCACTGGTACAAAGCCATCTTAGACAAGACAAACCAATACGCTCAGAGAATTTGGGACGCGGCAAAGAAAGGTTTAGCACGTGCCTCAAGTGGTTCTATTTCTCACATCGTAAGAGCCGCCGCGAATGGATTTATCAAATTGTGGCCTGTTGTTGAAGGGTCATTGATTGACGAGGGGGAGAAAAGACACCCTGCTAATGCTTATGCAGTTGCCCTCCCTGTGTTGAAAGCCAAGTATCAAAAATTGGGAATTACCAGCGAACTTCCAGAGGCCGACATGGCGGAAGAAGCTGAACACGAAACAACTCTTATTTCAAAAGGACAAAAAATGGATACCACCGAAGTAAAACTACCCGATATTGACAAGTTGATTGAAGAAAAACTTGCCAAAGCTGAAGCCGCCAAAGCCGAAAAGGAAAAAGCGGACGCTGAAATTAAGGCCAAGATTGATGCCGCCGTAAAAGCCGAACACGACAAGATGGAACAGGAATTTGTCAAGGCAAACCGGCTGCCCTCTGATCGCGGACCTTACACCAAGAAATTTGCCGATACCGATGCCTTTGACAATCTCGATGCAGCCGATACCGCCACCATGATCGGCGTGATTAAATCCGCTGGCAAACAGGTTAGCGAAGGCGCATTGAAAGCCCTGACCCTGAAACTCGAAGAGGACAAAACCTCTGTGGGTGACAAAGGCCGCAAGGCCATGAAAGCCGTTGGGCTGAAAGCCGGAGAGATCGACTATTCGACTTACGGCTCTTACGGTGATGAATGGGTTGGAATCGCTTATTCAACCTCCCTGTGGGAATCAATCCGCCTGGGTACTTTCGTTGTTGGTATGCTGCCCTCTGTTGAAGTTCCTCAAGGCGCTGAGAGCATCTACCTGCCCCTCGAATCAACTGATCCCGTCTGGTACAACGTGGCTGAAAACACCACCAACGGCTCGACTGTTGGCGCTCCTGCACCCACGATCACCTCAAGTCCTTTAGGGACTGGCCGCCAACTCTTGACCCTCTCGAAATTGGGCGCTCGTGTTGTGTGGTCTGGTGAGCTTGACGAAAGCTCCCTGATCCCCTTTGCTTCACAGTTGCGTATGCAGCTCGGCAAATCCGGCGCGGAATATCTTGAGTCCGCAATCATCGACGGCGATACCGAAACAACCGACTCCACCAACATCAACAACATTGGCGGCGCTGAAGTCACCGGCGGGCATTACCTGGCC